ATTACTTGTAGTAGCACTATTACTTACACCGAGTGCAGTTATACCTCCAGTAGCAAAAATGTTTCCTTCTATCTTGAAAGCGTTATTGGCTGCATCCCAAGAGATTTTACCACCATTAGTTTCAGAACCAAAATGAATATTGTTACTATTAACATCAAAGACATTTCCTTTGAAATCATAGTGATTGCTGTAATTGCTAGTATAAACCCTTGTTGCATAGGCATCCAACAATATCCATCCATTAGACAATTCTTTCAGTCCATAACCAATATGGAGTGCATTGCCTTTGCGGTCAAGCATATTGCCATTGTTCATCCAAAGCTGAATAGAATCACCTCCCGCTGAACCCATTTTCAAGTTGCCATTGATGTCACCAGTCCCACTGAAGCTCTGTCCCCAAATGAGCCGTGGGTTTGCCAACTGCGTTGCTTTGTCGGCATTTGTTGCATTATTTACCTTGGTAGTTTTAACATTCTCTGTAAAATCTGGTATGTCACTAACTGAATGACTATGAGATTTAGCTGCATAAGTAATAGAAGCTTCTGTCTTAGTTAGATAACTACTTAAATCAACACTACCACCACCTGTACTAGACCCACCAGTAGCAGAAATCTTTATAACATTAACATATTCCTTAACAACCGCTTCCAAGGTAACGTTGTTACCTGCCATAAATCCAATAGTATCAGCAGTTCCTAGGTCTATAGTTTCAAAAGAATAGTCAGAATTGGAGTTAAATAATTTAATTTTCTTTATTCTACCACTACCACCATCAGTAGGAATACCAACATCTACACAATTTTTTATAGAATTTGGACTAACAGTTATTTGTGTTCCGCCAATACCAACAAAACGTAGTTTAGTAGCATCATGCCATTGCTCACTATATCCTTGTTCTGCTTCTTTTGCAACTTGTATAGAACCACCACTACCGCCAATCTCAGATTCATCCTTCCAAGTATATGTAGAACCATCCCAATAAAGAAATTGAGGAGTACCGTATGCAGTTTTATCTAAATGCTTATTCATTGCATCCATGGTAGGATTTAGAGTAACACCACTTCCAGTAGAAGTTTTCCAAACGAAATTACTACCATCATAAGTTAGTACTTGACCATTAGCGGTAGGAAAAGGATTGTCACTATTAAGTTTGGTAAGAAGAGTTCCCAAAGAAACACCACTGCCTCCTGATGTGCTGCCACCACTACCAAGTGCCGTTATGCCACCAGTGGCATAGAAGTTTCCGTCAAAGCACAAGTCACCGTTCTTGTCAAGATGGAGCTTCTTTCTGATGACTGTTTCCCCATTGGTTGATTGGAACTCTATACCGGTGACACTAGACATTTCGCCTGTAATCGACTTAGATGCAGGGTCAAACTTTCTTCCCCACCAACTGTACTCAGATGGGTCGATGCTTGTACCACCGCCTGTATTGCCACCACCATTGTTCACAACAGGAGTCTTCCATCCGAAAGATTGACCATTCCAATAGAGGTAGCCAGTTGATGTCGGCATATCCATCTTGTTCAGCTCCGTCACAAACGGATTCAACTTGATGGGTTTCCATGAATAGGTGGTGTCCTTCCACACACCTGCCTCGTCACACACGTAAACACTGCCATCGACTATCGCCCAATCGGTCACGGTAGGCGATGGCACTGCTTGCTTCAGCTCGTCAAGGGTTCTGTAATAATATCCCTTGTTGCGTCCTGTGCCGTTGTATGTGAAGAACTTGTATGAATCACCATTCGTCAAGGTCACGGTGATTTCATTCTTTCCACCATCCACGTTTGACGTGGAAGTCTGTGCGATGCTGCTCACGCCCACACCACGCTCACCTTGCACCACGCCAAAGCTTCTGTACTGACCGTTTCGAACCGTTCCGTTCGTACCAGTCCAAAGATAAAGCTCGCCATTGTAGAAATAGCCAAACCGTTTCTCCTCGTCCGTTGGGTTCAGAGGAAAATCGCTCTCGCTGACACAAGCCTTTGAAAACAATAAGTTTTGAACGGTTGAAAGCACCTCGTCCCAATAGGAATCACGGTTCTCGTTCACGCACCACGTCCCACGATCAGGATTCCACCAATGCTGCCATCCGTTAATATCCACATAGTCCCCATCGACACCTCCGTTCGGATATGCCCTGTTGACCTCATACACGTTCCTGTACGTTCCCTTAAAATGCAAGGAGTTCTTATCCATATCAGCTAAAATTTGAAAGTTTACCAAATCGCTCAGCCAAATCGGCTTGCTGGTTACTGCCCAAGTAGATGCTCGCCGCACGGTATATCACGTTTTTGCGGCAAATGTCCAGGAGCGCAACGGTCAGTCTCGAATCATCGCCGACGGCCTCCACCTTAGCCTTCGGAATATATGTAAAGACTTCCACTAGATGGTCATAGACATTATCCACCGTACCAGAGACATGGCTGCTGTACCGCCCTGCCGTGAAGTACATCAGCACACGGTTGCCACCGCTGCGCACGGTCAGGAATCCCCTTGGCTTCTGAGGCGTGCCACGCCCCCACCGTGTGGCTTGCATCCTAGCCTCCTGGCTCTGTATCGGCAACAACTCATACAAGCTCTGCTGCCAACTTCTCAGCCTCAACTCATATAGGCGCAAGAAGTCCTCGGGAACGATGAGATAGCCATGTCCATCGGTGTATTTGTACTGGATTGACGTGTAATCTTGCTCCACGCCCGACACGGATGCCTTCACATGCTGTGGAATAAGAAAATCAGCTGGAGCCTCAACAAGCAACATGTTAGCCGCCGACTCCAGGCACTGACGGATGATGACATCAGTGTCATCCACGATGAGGTCATTCATGTCATCATGGCTTATCTCACTGATGGCCTTCCGCACCTCTAAAACTAGTTCGCTCATCAACGCTTCCATATACATTATTATATTATAAATGTTAGAAATCCATCTCCACGCCGTTTTTCTTCGCCTCGTCCTTCACGCTCTGGGGGCTTTTCAGCTTTCTCGTATCTACGCCAAAGGTCTTGGCAAGATAGTTCTTAGCCTTGGTGATATTCTCGAAGTGAAGGGCGTTCTCGTTCGTCACATGCTCTTCTTCATGCTTCTGCACCTGCACCTCTTCGGGCTGACTCTCATCAATGATACGCCCAGCCTTCGTTAGCGGATGCTTTCTGATGCAGTCTGCCACCTGTTTATTGTCCGTGAGGTATGAATAAGCATTGTTACTGCACCGTTCAAACTCCACGCTCTTGATAAGTCCGCTAGGCAGAGTCACCACAAAGATGAGCATACTGTTTGCTACAAATCTATACATATCTTTTGTGTTTATGGGTGAAGGGATAGCGAGACCATTACAGCCTCAACTATCCCCGATTTTTGATATATGTTAGAAAACTATCAGCTCCCTTTTACGATGATTAAGCAGCCTCCTGAATCTGCTCATCGGTCACACCATCTTCTGTGAAGGTTGGACGAGATACACGTGCATGGGCATCAGGGAATGTCAGAACCCAGCAACTATACTCTTCCATAACCACACCTGCAGTGTTGCGAATCAGGAGATCCTTGGCGTTAAACTCGTTTCGTGACCATGTACCGAATACGTACTTGTCTAGGTAACGAGCATCCAGGCAGAAGGCTCTACCATCCATACCCCAGGAGTTAAAAGCATCATGGCGATAGATGAGAATCTTAGTTCCCATGCTCTCAAACTTCTCGAAGTCGAGCTTCCATCCCTGGTAGTCCTTTTCGGTCTGTGTAATGATACGCTTGTTAGAGCGGAGATTAGCAAAAGCTTGGTAAATCAGGTTGTCTACGAAGAGCAACTTGGTACGGCTGGAGTTACCTGCACCCTTCAACATGGATGCAATAAACTGGGTCAACTCCTTCTCGCTAATCACATACTCATATACCTGCTTTACCTCTTCCTTTGTTCCAGAAGTCCCATCAGGTACGGTCACTTTTACGGTTACAGGAACAAGAGTACCATCAGCCTGCTTACGCATCTTTAGCTCCCAGTGTCCAATCTGCAAATCCTTACCTGCTTCCCAGAAGATGCCACCCATGGTATAGACAAGACCTACATCCTTGCCACCATTCGACATAGAGCGATAACCAAACAGTCCGCTCAATTCCTGACCCTGTCGCATATCGTCCATAGCCATCTTCTCCTGGCGTGTGAAGTCCCACTGTACCTGGGTCTTGCTCATACGGTCGATAAGAGACTCCTCCACCTGCATGATGAATCGCTGGCAATACTGGAAGCTCTTATCAGGCATAGAGTAGTAGCTACCTGTCTCTACCTCTTTTTCACCAGCAGCTCGTCCCAGTCGCATTACAACAGTACCTACAGCAATATCCTCTGGAAGGTCTCTGTTTCCGCGTGCATTGTTCTTCTTACCGTTCAGCGCATAGCATGTAGGGTTTCCGTCATTGTCTACCTCTGTTACACGCAACTGCAAAGGAATCATTTCGCTTCGGTCAGTACCATTGTCCTTAAAGCCCAGATAGCTGTTCACCATGATAATGTCGCCTACACCGAATACGGTAGGGTTCTCAACTTTCAATGTCACAGAGCCACCATTTGTGGTTTTATTAACCTTTTCCGTCAATTTTGTTTTGATTGGTCGCTGACCGATGGAATAATACTCGATGCGGTTACTGTCCACAGGAGTCATTCGCTTCGAGGCTCGAAGAATCTGGTCGATTGGGCAACTCTCCAGCTTCATTTCCACCACGGTAGGGTTCACATGTGCCACATAGTAGTCCCAGTTGTTCATCTTCTCCTGCTGCTCCTGGCTACCACCCTGCCACTTTGGACCCGTGCCACCTACACCTGGGCCGTCTGTTGGACCTGTAGGGCCACCGCCACCTTCACCTGCCGGAATATTAGGAGGAGTTTCTGCCATAGCATAAGAGCTGCCACCACTCAGGATCATGACGACAATCGCCATCATGAATCCAAACCATTTCTTAAACTGTTTCATAATCTGCTAATTTTTAAACTATTAATTATTAATTATAAATTCTTAATTGAAACCTACATGCCAACCATCTTGCTGTACACCTGTTCCGTCCGGCTCTTCTCCTTTGGAAGTGCAGGAGCACCACCGCCACCATTGATGTTGATGTTCTTCTTGCCACCCTGTCTTCCATCGTGAAGCTGCCTCTGCTGGTCTATTTTCTCGTTCTTGCCACGCTTATAGCCTCGCTCCTCAGCATCAGTAACAGCCTTGTCAAAGTCCTTGATCTGGAAGAGGCGCAAGAAGTCTGCCTTCTTCAAGTCATACCGGACAGCTCTCCATACGAATCCATCATCATCGTGGTCTTCGCCATCCTCGCTACGCTTGTACATCCATTCTATCAGGTCATTGATAGACTCAGGCTTAATCTTGGCTTCCTTCATGGCTTCATCAAGCTCCTTATCCTCTTGCTCCATGTTGGCTGCAAGTTTCTCCTTGCCCTTGGCTAGCTTCTCACTCGCATCGAGCTTTTCCTTCTCGCTAGCCTTCAAGCGTTTCCTTGCCTCCTCGTCACCATTGATAGCTTCGATGTAGTCCTGACCCAGCTCGTCTATCAGGTAGTCGATAAGGTTGAAGTCGCCACCATCAGCATTTTTCTTGGTCACAAGACCTGTCACCAACCCAGGCGCATGAGGATTTTCTTTCAGCATATTGTTGAAGTCATCCATCTTTTTCTTGCTTTGGTCGTACTGGTCGTAATCGGTCGCAATTTGTTGAAAAACAGCCTCATCATCGTCCATATTCAGGTCGGGATAACGCTTCGCAAAACTCTCTCTGAAAGAATCTCGCTTTGATTTAACATTCTGATTATCAATCGTTTCTTTTGCCATAAACGTTCATTTTTAATATTTGTGTGCTAAATTAAGGAAAATTTCGCATTACTTTGTGATAAGTTCTGCATCTCGACGAATTAATTTTGTTGCATGAAACATCTAAATTCCATATCCGAAATTTACCTTAAAAGAGACCAGGAAATGTTTCTGCTCTTTCGTAAGGCCAAGAGGATGGTAGAATATCCTACCACCATGGCTAAGATATGCGATTACATCGCCCAGATGCCTGTCTCTTGTTATTATCTGGCTGATAGCACTGCCTATCGGTATATATGCAAACGCATTAAGGGCGAAAAACCAAAATTCGGCAAATATCAAGCCATGAAGGAAAAACTCTTCGAAGCCTTCTATCAGGATTTCCTGCGCCTCCGGCAGATGGATCAATACAAGAAATACAACACCAAGAATCTTGTGTATGTGTGCCTGGATCTCCCTGCGCCCAACTTGGGCATGGCTCCTCGCTACATACAGATGAAAATCAATCATCATTTCCGCAACAAGAAAACATCATTCATCACTCGATAAATCTCTTCTATTATGCGTACATTATATATAACACTCCTCATCATCCTCCTGATGGCTTTTATCATTCCGCTTCATGCCAACATGGCTGTATCGCCATCAACTCCAATATACTCACATTTCGTTTACATGTTCGGTCATGCCAACTTCATCCATTGGGCTGTCAATGCCTGGTGCTTGTTGATGGTGCATCGTCAGTTCAGCTTCCATCGTCTGCTGGCTTCGTGGCTGGCATCCGTGGCACTCTCCTTCCTCTATTATCCGTCCCTCCCGGTCTTGGGTGCATCGGTCATCATATCCTTCTTCATGGGCTTCACTGCTCCGTGGCTCTACCGTAGAAAGCGCCTAGCCTTCTGCCAGATGTTCCTCCTCCTGGTTATAGGTTGCCTTCTCCCTCATATAGCTGGCATCTACCACCTCATCCTCTTCGCCCTAGGCTTCATCTATGCCAAGGCAGAGAGTTTCGTCCACAGAGCCAACACCCTAAAAATATAGGAGGCAAATCATAATAATCAAAGAAGAACAGCATATCATAAAGTTCAAATCTCAAAGTTCAAAGTAAATAATGCCAGTAGCAAAGTCTTCATTAAAGGTACGACCTCAGCAGCAGATTTCCGATAAGAAGCTCAAAGAGCTTTTAGAGGAAGATAAGAGAAGGCTCACAAGCCTCCTCGCAAGCTATCGTCCCATTACTGGAGAGAATGCCCCTGGTCTTCGCTTCGAATGTGTCATTGAGGATTTCTTGAAGGGCAAGAAACTTTGGCTTCCGGTAGAAATGTTGAAGGAAAAGAAGTTTTGCGCCATCATCAAGTGCGGTTCTATCTCTGCCTTCTGCGAGAAGTACATGCCCGACCTCGACCAAGAGAAGGCACGCGATGCTGTCTTCCGTTATCTCATCCGTCTCCGCTGTAAGCATGATTTCTATTTCTTCGCCTATGCCTATGCCCGAATCAAGAATAAGGATGGTGGTGAGGATATACCTTTTCTTCTTCGCAATGCCCAGATCAAACTAGCCAAGGTCTTCGAACAGTTACGCCTTCACGGTCAGTACCACTATATCCGTGTCATTCTCTTGAAGTGCCGTCAATGGGGTGGTTCTACCCTCACCGACATCTACATGGCTTGGCTGCAGATCTTCTGGAAGACCAACTGGAATAGTAACATCGTGGGCCACCAGTCTTCTTCTGCTACCCAGGTGTTCGATATGTACGAGAAACTTATCAACGCTATCCCTACATGGCTCTTCTACGACATCGGTCAACCATTCAAGTCTGATACTCGCAAGTTGAAGACTTCTGGCACAATTCAGAACATCAAGTACCTCATCCCTCGTTCCTGCAAAATTCAAACAGGTTCGGCTCGTAACCCTGAGTCCTGTCGCTCCGGTGATGCTGCCCTTGCTCATATCACAGAGGAAGCCTTCTTCCCTAACACCACAGAGTGGACTCCGGCTAAGGTGATCAAGGCTGCATCATCATCTATTCAGCCAGATCCTTTAACATTCATCGTCAGAGAGTCAACGCCTAACGGACGAGAAAACGAGTTCCACGATGCCTGGGTAGCCGCAAACTCTGTAGACAAAGATGGAAAACCTCTGTCAGCATTTACTCCTGTCTTCGTTGCATGGTTCGAAATTGAAAAATATATATTGCCATTTGCTTCCGAGGATGAACGTGCCGATTTCGCCATCTGGCTGTGGAAGAATCGCAATGACGAGCAAGGTCATGGTAAGTACTATTGGTGGCTCTACGAATGTAAAGGCGCATCTTTCGAGGGCATCCATTGGTATATTGAGAAGTCCAAGGAGTATGAGACTCTTGACGATATGCGTCAGGAGTTTCCTTCTGATGATGTAGAAGCCTTCCTATTCTCAGGTACTACAGTCTTCGACCCATACAAGTTGAAGGAAATGGAAGAGGATTGCAAGGGTATCGAGCCTATCATGGTGGGTGACATTGAAGGTGACTCTTATGATGCTGCCGATGATGCTTGTATGAACAATATCCGTTTCGTGGAGCGTTCCGGTGGACCTCTTAAGGTATGGGCTGGACCCGACAACTCCGAGATTGTCAAGCATCGTTACATTGTAGCCTGCGATATTGGTGGATCACATAAAACCTCCGACTTCTCAGATATAGTAGTCTTCGACCGCTACGATGAAATCTACGGTGGCGTTCCGGAAATCGTAGCTGAGTGGCATGGCCACTGCGATGCCGATCAGTTAGCTATGCGCTGTGCCCAGTTAGCCCATTTCTATAATGATGCTTATCTGGTCATCGAGAACAATACCGCCTACTCGCGCATGAACAATACTGAGGGCAACCAGTCTGAGCTGTTCTTCCCTATCCTCCTGCCTCTATACGATAACCTCTATAGCGCATCACAGTCCAAACTGAAGAAGGTGAAGAATATCGAAATGAAATGGGGATTCAATACTAACAAGGCTACCAAGGTGGCAGTAGTGAAGACCATGGCACGCATCATCCGAGACGATGGCTATATGGAGCGAGAACTTGCAGCCATTGATGAATGCACCTACTTCCTCTATTACAAGCAGAACGACTGCTATGGTGCCATTGCAGGCAAGCACGATGACCGTGTGATGGCTAGAGCTATCGCCCTCTACGTAGAGAAGGATATGCCAGCACCTGAAATCGTTCCATTCCGTTCAAAGGCAGAGATAGAGCGTGAACGCCTCCGCAACCGCCCACCTGTAGTAGCCGAGCTGTCAGGCATAGGTGGTGGCAGCTAGCCCTCTCCCTGAGCCACCGTTCCAGGCGATTTTATCGCCTGTCCATATAAGTTAACAATTAAAAGTAAAAAGAAAAATGAAACAAAGTTATTCAAACCTGCTGCGTAAGATGGTCATAACCATCTACCAGCCTATTGTTACTCGTATCGAACTCTTCCGCTCCACTCGTATGTGGCAGAAGGGAGTGAAAGCCACCCTTGCTAAGTACAAGGAAGGTGGTGCGCCTCGCTTCTACATGCTCTACGACCAGTCCCACAAGGATTGGGCTATTATGACCTACGACCCCAACCGCAAGGGTATGCTCGCCTACCGTCGCCTGGTTCAGCTTGGCAAATGGAAGGCAACACGCTATTTCAAAAACGTAGAAGACATCAAGGCTGCATCCTTCTACTACACACCTTCCAAGTGGGGTGCCATCGGCTGCGATGCCGACAACAAGGTTAGAGCCAAGAAGTTGAAACAATGGCAAGAATACTACATGTACCGAGTTTCTACCCCAATGTTTAAGTTACGCATATACAAGAAGAAACATGGTATTGACTAAACAAAAAGAAGAGGAGACCATCACGGCTTCCTCTTCCTCAACCTTTTTACCTTTAAACTAAAAAACTTAAAGTCTATATACAACGTTATCATTTTTATGTAGCTGTAGATGCCGATGGCAAAGCAGCCAAATCATTTGTACCACCGTTTCCATCTTTCAGATGTGCTGCTGGCGTACCAGTCTGCTGTTGCCCTGCTCCAGCAATAGGCATTTCGCCATTCGCTTGCTGCTGCGCTTGCATGGCTTGTAGCTTCTCCAACTGTTCCTTGAAGTACTTCTTCATTCTGCTCGTACCAGGGAATTGCCCTACCGTAAGCATCGTATATGGGTCCATCTTACCGCTGGTCATGAAGTTCCAAGCCATATCGTTGTTCGTAGCTCTGATGATTGGGCTGTAAGCATCCAGGTCGATGGCTACGTCCAGATCCATATCCCTCATGGTCTCAGAATTGAAGTGAATTTCAAATTCATCACCTGTCAGTTTAACGCTGTCAGCATCGGTACAAAATTCCTGTATCAGGTACAGCTTCTTCTTGGCCACACGTACCTTAAAGTTGTTGAAACTCTCAACAAAGTCCTGTATGGTGGTAGATGATGATTCTCTTTCCAACTGATATTGCTTACCGCTGGTATTCCGGTGCTGTCCTTGAAGAGCACCCTGCACACCACTTCCCTCGCTTGCCATCGTCTTGGCAAAGTTCACCATGAAGTCAACACCTGCCGGAATACTCTTGTTGACCAGTGTCTGAGGTGGTTTACCTCCATTCTTGGAGTTCCATAAGATAAGACCATCTGTCTTGGTATAGTTCACCTGCATTTCATCAAAGCTCTGTTTCTCGCTCAATGCGTTCTCGTCAACAAGCATCGTTCCCTTGGCACCATTCGCTACAATGAAGTTGATCATCATCATATAATGGTTCAAGGTGCGCTGATTGTTTTCAGCTCGCATCGTAAAACTTCTTACTTCGCCATTCAAGCATGGATAGGCAACGAAGGTGTATGGATGGATAGAGGTTCTGAATCCGTCCCTGAGCACATAGTATGGTGATTCCCTGGCATCCAGCAGATAGCCATTCGGTGTGATATATCTTCTGAACCAGTATGTTTCAGCCTCATCCTTAATTTCGATGGTCTTAAGTTCAGAAGGGTCTACATAGTAGATAGGCTCACCATTCTCATCGAGCACAGGTAGGCCATTCTCATCTTTCATGATGTTGGATTCCTCTATCTTGCGCTTCTTTTCCTCATAGAAGGCTCGCTGGTCAGGAGAAGCATAGCCGCAATCTCCACTCTCCCAGTCATGCACCCAGATGGCTGGTCTGGTTTCTTTTGTCCAGATTTCCAATACCCGGTACTTGCCTACTACTGAAGAATGGGTGAAATCATCTATTCCGGCATACTGGGCTTCACCAGTCGGGTGATAAGTCTGTTCGGGCGCAAAATGGTGCTGCGTCTGTAGATAGATCTCACTGAGTTTATTAGTCTCTTCCTTGCTTCCATTTGTAAAGGTAGCAATAATCTCTCGCCAAGTCAAATCATGAGCCTCAGCAATAAATTCCACATCGCTCAGGTCATACTTAAAGAAAGGTGGTAAAGCTAGCTTAAAGATGTCTACAGAATAGTCAAAGATGCCATTCTTGCCATCCCTTCTGCCATAATAGGTTTTCATGCCCACAAAGGCGAAGACACAGAAGGAATAGAACATTCTCGCATCTAACTCTTGCCTGTCGTTCAAGTTGTCGTTCTGACGAAGATATTCATTGAAGAAACTGATATAGTCTTCCTCGTTTGGATCCACGGCACTACATGTAGCTGTACTGCGCTGCTGGCGCACAAGACCTACGAGCGAAAGAAGTTTGTCTCCGATTACATCGTATTCCAGTATTGGCATACCTTTCAGTTCCATATACTGCCGGATGGTTATCTTTCTTCCGTTCCATTCTATCAGCTCTTCCAACTGTCTTCCCATCACGAAGTCTTGCGCTCGCTTCCACTTCTTTCTCAGTTCTGCACCATCATAGAAGTATTGGCAAGCCCATTGCAGCAACAGAAGATTGCTTTCGCTCTGCGTAAACCGCTCCCGACTCACTCCTTCAAGTGAGTCTGGTCCCGGCTCTGCATAGTTCGATATGTCATTTATTACATGATTGTCAACCATAATTCTTAATTTTTCGCCAAAAATACCGCATTTTTCTCGCTTATTAGTGATAAGTTGCGCAACTTAACATTACTTTCTCATATTTTCTCCTTATTTTTGTTCCGCATTTCAATTTAAAACGTTTTAAATCATGGGTAAATCAATCAATGTACATGAAGCATGCGTCATTACTAAAGATGATAAAGGCAACTTGTCTCTGGTAGGAAAGGCAAAAGAAGCCCTTACCTCCTTAGATAAGCACAAGGTTGCTATCCACATCAAACTCTGCGATAGCAAAAAAGATGATGTAGAAAAGTTCCTTCAGGAAAATAATGTTCCTTTTACCTCTATCACCGCAAAGGGTGAATCACCAGAAGGTAAAGATGAAAAGGGCGAGAAGAAGAATGATTCTACAGTTACCGTTGTCCCTAGATCCAAGTTCGTCACGCTCGATGGCGATTGGTCCTGGTGTTTGGATAGCATCGTCCAACGGCTCTGGGGCGAAAAAAAGAAGGAGAATCCGAAGAGTGAGCAGCAGCGCATGGATGACAGCATGGCTGATTACATACGCTGGGCATCACCAAAGAAAAAGGAACCAGAGAATGCATCTGGTACTTCTCTCGGATAACATCGCTCCAACATCTTCAATTTTCAAAATACGATCTTAATCTTTTTTTAAAAAATAAAATTTATTTGGAATTTAGAATTTTACGACTATCAAAAAGGGACTCGCTGTGAAGCAAGTCCCTTTTTCTGTTTGTAGAAATATAGAACATTTCCTAAAGTGAAGTAGCCCGAAGGCTACTCCATTCCGTTCAGCTTTTCAAGCAGCTCCTTTCTGGTATTCCGAATCTCTACCAGTTTGGCAGCATCGTTTGTACCATCCATTTGCTTCTTAGCTTTATTCATCTTCCTTCTTGCAGCAGAGATAGCCTTTCTAACCGCAAACAGTCGCTTGTTGGTCTTGCTGTTCTTAAAGGCATTTGCCTTCGCCTTATCAACATCCTTCAAACGCTGATACTCCTGATAAGTCTCCATGGTTCCGTTCCAGACGTTCTGTATTCTCCAGTCCTCCGTCACGTCCTCTGCCTTAGCCTTCATCAGGTACTTGCTTTCAGCCTTCTCCATTTCCTTCAAGTCTTCATCACCATTCAGATAGCCCTGCACCATGTCCAGAGCCTCCTTCTGGGTGAAAGCCTTGTAATCACTCTGCGAGAGGAATTTCTTCATCTTCTGGCGCATCTTCTTCTTTTCCGTGATACTCTTTGCAGCATCAAAGCGCTTGCAAGCCACCTGCAGCGAAGTCACGCCATCATTCATTTCTGCACTCTCCAGTGCCTTCACACTGCCGATGGCAGCCTTAATCTGAGCCTCAGCATCAATACCGTTGCGTTGGCAGCTCTGATAAGTCATCACCACGCCCTCCATATCACCGCTAAGGATAAAATCCTTGAAGTAGCTCTGCGCCTTCCATGGAGAGAAGCCCTTCGATGATGGGAAGAAGAAATCCACAGCCTTGAACTCCTTATTCTCCTGACTAGGAATCAGGAAAGGCGCCCAGTACAAAGCATCCTTATAAAGCAGTCCGATGGTCTTGCCATACTTGCGCTGAATCTCCTGATCCGCATGGCTGGCTTGGAAATCGCTCAGATAGTTTATGTCGTCCAAGGTCATTCTCACCATAGGGTTAGCCTTACCTATCATTCGCTGTACCATAGGTCCAGGGAACTCCAGTTCACCCTTATGGTTGAAGAGGTATTCAGGAACCTCACGGAACTGCTTACCATGTCTGATATACATTTCCGTTCCGTCCGCATATCTGCCCATAAAAATCTTGCTCTGTTGACCAAGGCTGTTGCCTCTCATTAGATAGTCATACCACTTCATACCATCAGGATAAGCAAGTTCATACATGCTCTTATAGCTTGGGTTGGTCTTTCTGATCTCCTCAGCCTTTTTGCGTTCCTTCTCCTCGTCCAAGGCACGGAAGGCAGCATTGATGCCATTGGCAATACCCTCATAAAATACCATGAATCCGATACCATAACAGAGCAAAGCCGAAATCTGTCTGCTCCTTCTGCCCTCATCCTCCGGCATAAGCTCCTTATGCCAGAGTCTCTGGTAGTACTGCTTAAAGTTCTCAAAGGTAGCCTCATTCCATACTGATCCAAAACCTGTAATAGCCAGGAAATGGCTAGTTGTTGATTTGTTCCAATCTGGAGAGAGTAGGCATCTTCCTGCAATTCTTATTGTACGCTGACTTGCTCCAACGATGTCCCAGTGCTGACCGCCAAACATATCGTTCACAAACTGACCGTCCTCGTCCAAAGCCCGGCTCAGTTCCTCCTCAGTCCATCCCTTCTTCTTGGCACGTTCCTTGGTCTTGTCTGCCCTCATCCGGTAGGTCGCAAGTTTCAGTCCGTCATGAAGGAAATCCCACAAGGCTCTATCCATGCCCTTGTTGATGAGCGAAAGCATCTGCGTTGCCACCTTCAATGGCATAGTAGCCAAAGCCACCGTTCCGGAAATTCCATTTCCGTCCTTCAACTTCTCCTGCACCTTCATCATCGCATCGCGCATATTATCAAACATGTTCTGCACATCTGCTGCAGCATAGTCGTTGGTCGCTCCAAACTTCACCAAGTGGGTAGCAGCCTCCTGGAAGTCCTCAGGATTGGCAAAGCAAGGCAACTGATGATTCTTCATCGTATCTACAAAGATATACTTCATAAAGTTGGCCATAGCCTTCTTAGGTCCAAACTCCACCATGTTCTGTACCATATAAACCTCCGTCAATGCTCCGGCATGGAAACCGCTAAAGCCCAACTCCAGTTTCTTAGCACTCGAAGCAAGCGTATCAAACGCCTTCCAGAAAGGCGAAGACTGATAGGTCTCGAATACGACCCCGAATCTGTCCCCGGCACTCGCCTCGCTATAAAGCGCCCTCTCCTTGCCAGTGATAGGATTCTTCACCTTCATCTGCTTAGGCGATACATTATATACCCATACAGGGCCTACGCCCGGAATCTCAAAGTACTTATATTGCTCCAGGTTAAAAGGAGGCGTAGAAGAAAGCAGTGGGTCAGAAGAAATGATTTCTCCGTCCTCATTCCGCTCTATCACGTTCAATCCGCTCAACTCCTGCAGCATGGTTTTGTTAACCCAAGCCTCGATATTGCTTCTGCTGTAGTAAGCCATCATCTTCGTGATGTCGGTAGTCTTAGGTACAAGTCCCACGCTGATACCCTCCATCAGGGTACTGATGGTTCTCGGCTTCTCGTTAGGGCTTTTTGTGCGCTGTCTGTTCTCCACATACATCGCATAAGCCTGCTTGTCACTCTTCTCCTTATCCCAGATATGGTTTACATAGTCGGCATTATATCCGGTGTCCTCTCTTAAGGTGTGATTATCCTTCAACCAGTCGTAGGTATAGTTATACCAGTCTCTGATAGAATCAATGGAAGCCTTCATTTCAGGCGAGAGATTCTTGTAATCGATACCCTTAGGCACAATCTGCTGCTTCACCAGTGGCAATACATGCTCGCTTAGAATGTCCGTTCCATCAATAGGCACAAAACCTTCCTCGCCCTGATGGTTAGCGTTGATCACCTGCGCCATCTTGCTAGCCACCTCGCTCACAGCCTGCGGATCATCATATACCTCCACCTCCTTGCCATCTTTCAGCTCGGTATGCTTCTTGCCAGTCTCAGCAATCAGATCTGCCACGTATGGCTGGATAGCCTCAACATCAGCCGGCTGGATATGGATATGCCCCTTATCAAAAGCGCCAGTGGCATTCAGATCGTGCGCCAGGTCACGCAAACGTCTTGGAGCCTCTATTATATAAGGTATAGCCTCAGCCAGCTTCTCTGCCCGGTTCGGCTTGCCTTGGTAGTCAGAGAGCAACTTATCAAAGGCACCGCTATCAGCCATTTTCTCTATTCTGTTCTTCACATCATTGATATAGATAGCATCGTCTGCACTGGCCTCCTCCATATTCTTTCTACGATGGATAACCGCATGCTTCACGGTCTTTGCTGCACCTTCCTTGCTCACGTCCGTACTGGTCACCTCGGCCAAGTCCTGCATCACCTGCTGCTCCAGTGCATCAGCCTTCGGATTGGTCTCTGTCGGATAAATCTTACCCTCATACAAGTCCAAATCTGCTTGCTGCTGCTCCAGAAGCTCATGTCTGGCCAACCAGTCCTCATACTTGCGTTTCACCTCCTCCTGCTTCTTCTTTTCGAAGGCAAACATATCAGGCATAGGGTCTTCCTGGTCGGCCATGGCATCGTTCCACTTCTCCCATTCCTTGTAACGAGGGAAAAACTCCTCATCCGTCTCGCCTTCCTTGCGTTCTGGCTTAATCGGCATTTCGTCACCCTGCAGAAGATGGCTGTCACGCCATTCCTTGTTAAGGCGTTCCCATTCCTTCTTGCCCTCGGCATCCTTGTCGAAGTCATAGAACATAGGTGGCTCAGGGTCATTCTCATCCTCGCGTGCATTCTGCCATTTGCGCCATTCCTGTACACGTTTCATGTATTGAATTGTGCTTTCGCCCTTCTTCTGGCGTGGTTTGCCCTTACCTGCACCATCAGATAGCGCATCCTTGATTTCAGCATTGCTAGCCTGCTTCATCATGGCTTCCTGCTTCTCCTTAGGCATATTGTCCCAAACATGGAGAGCCTTGCCAGCCTTCATCAGGTAGTATCTCAAATCCTTGTCATTGAGAAGTCCCGGCACACGAACACCAAGCTTCTTAAGCACCTTGATAAGATAATGCTTAATTTTGGTCCAAAGAGAAAAGTCATCAGCAGTCTTAGGACCCTCCTCAGCCAAATGAGCGATATACTCCTGCGTTCCCACATTCATGCGATCAGGGTTCTTCCAGTCCGGATCATATTTATTGGCAAAGTCAATAATCTTGCCTCGAACATCCTTACCTACGGAACGATAAACGAAGTTGGCGAACTTTCTCACGCTGTCTTCGCCACCCAGCAGCACTTCCATACCCTCATGGCCTATCTTCTCATGAAAGACGGTTCTCTGCGCCTCATTCGCATCAGCACAGTTAGGCAGGTAAACATGCACCGTGTGTGTAGTAGGGTCATACCATCCGGTAGCCCCATTCTTCACATCACTCAGATAAGCATCTGGAACCTCATCCACAGAAGTGTAAACTGTAGCCTCAGCACCACCCAGTTTGTTGGCAGTGTTCACTACCCGGTAGCTCACTTGTTTCTGCTTGTCTGCATCCCAGTTGTTCTTGAAGATAGAGCTGCCAAGTCGTGCCAATACATTTCTGCCCGACAAGTCATCCTTATTCAGCAGAGGAGCAATCACACCTTGGGTCAACTGCACCGGAATACCATTGCCAATGATGGTATGTGCCAAAGATTCCGTCTTAGGCAGCAGATAGTCATCACCAAGTCCGGTAATTCTCGCCAGCACCCTGCCATCAGCACGCAACACCTTTCCACCCGGCATGATGATCACGTCACCACTCTTGGTTCTCAGCGTTGGCAGAATCTCATCCCCATAGGCATGAGGAATCTTTCCGTCTGCATAGGCACTGCCCATCACGTAAAGAGGCTTCTCCACCTTCTGCCAGTCGATTCCGTCAGCCTTCAATCTAGCATCCATCCATGGAGCCACACCGCTTTCCTTCACCGTCAGAGTAGGAAGAATATCCTCCACAGCCTCCAGCCATCCACTCTTGCGTGGTTGCTTTTTAGGCTTCTCCGGCAGTTCTCCGTCCTTCACGGCTCTCACTATCAGTCGCTCCCTGCTGGTATAGCCACCATAGTCTGCGGCATTATACACATCAGAATCCCATGTATAGCCATTCTTGTCAAGTGCCTTGGTGATAATCTTCATCGCCTCAGAGTCCTTGTAGCCCTTCACGTTCTCGATAGTCACCACTCGCGGCTTCACGGCATCAATGAAGTCGGCAGTACTCTTGGCAGTCTCCTTGTCAAGTTCCACCTCTCCACTATTACTTTTGGCCTGCGAATAGTTCTTGCATACAGGCGAAGCATGGAAATACTCTACCTCACCATCAATATGCTTCACCAGTTCCTTCGGATCCACGTCTCTCACGTCAGCCGTAACAATATGCTGCCCGAAGTTATTGCGATACACGCCACTTATCTTCCGGTCATATTCCACAGCCACCACTGGGTCGATGATACCCTTCAAACCTTCCTCTACCAATCCACCACCGCTAAAGTAGGTACCAGCCTTCATCAGCGAATCAGGATGCTTCTTCAACTTCTGTTCCAAGATAGGAGATTTCACAATACCCTTACCGCCCCATTCCTTGAAAGCGTCCTTGGTCATTTTCACGTCCACGAATTGAGCCTGCGGAAACTCCTTCTTCAACTCCTCCATCTGAGCCATAAACTTCTCCTTTGTCTCAGGAGCCTGCTGTCCCGACTCAACGGTAGTAATAGGCACACCCAGTTTAACCAACTCCCTCACCTGGTTAGGAGTAACCACGTTCCAAGGAATAGCCAGCCCTGTACCCTCTAGCTGCTCAGCAATGCTCTCAGCAACCTCAGAATCAGGAACTACTCTCACCGCCTTTCTCCAACGAGACAACATCACCGACCTCTGTCTATCCTTCGGCAATAAACCATTAACGGAACCAGAATGCCAAGGAACAAGTCCAACAGCATCCTTTGCACCCTCAGCATGGTAGCCGCTTGTCTTCTCGCTCTCCGGAATCTCCCATTCTACAACCTTGATATTACCTCTGGCATAAGCCCCGGTAAACTGGTCGTTCATCATCGAAGTGGAAGTATGCATATAAGGATTGTAGGCAGCACGCACTGGCCCTTCTCCTGCCCCAGGGTTCTTGTCGGTCTTCACAAGTTGGAACTTTCCACCCTTCACAAGGTCCGGTCTCTCATCAGCCCCCATCCAGGCACCAATCTCTGTAGCATCAGTACGCTTTCCGTCAATAATGGCAGCCATAGGCGAGTAGAGCTTACCATCCACCTCCTGCATTCCGCTATACATCCGGAAAGTCTTCTCCTTATTCAACCTCTCCAGTTCCTCCGGCTCTGTCACCCGATGAAATCGTATATCTTGCTTGCGAGAATTGAAACGCTTAGAAGGAGGAATAACGTCACCCTCATCATCAAAGGTAACAAGGTCGTTCAACTTTCTGTTATTCTTGGCATTCTTGTATTTATACTCCTTGCCATCATCAAAGCCAAACTCGTTTGCGTCATTACCATCCCACCACAGTTGAGTAGCCGGAACTTCATCCTCAATGATACGATATTTTCCTTCCAGTCGATTATTTCCATGAATATCGGCATACTTCTTTGAAGGAGTAACCCAGTCACCATTACGCAACTTACCTTCCTTCACAGAAGTAGGAACGGCACGATAAACCTTTACCTTAACATCTTTCTCACCATTCTTAATGGCATCAATAGCCGTATTGATGGCTTTTACAGATTCCAATCCATGAGGAGTGTTCTGCGAATAACGCTCAGGATGAGAGAAGTAATCATCCGGCTGAGGAGCATAGCCCAAGGCAATATCCTCCAGGTTCACATCCGAGCCACTGGATTCCCAATCGTCACGTCTCGCCTTGTCACTTTCATACCCAGGGTTTCCCGGTGCAGCCCACGCACCTACACCTTGATATGCGCTTTCGGTATCATCATAGCCCTTGCGTCTGGCAGCCTCATCAAGCATTTCCCTGGCAGTAGCATCATCCCCCTTGGCAAGAGCATCCATATACTGCTTGTCAAGTTGATCATCAGGAATCAGAGAAAGTTCCTCCAAGTGCTTTTGTCGCTTGGCTTCCTCTTCTTCTGCTCTCTTTCTTGCAGCTTCCATGGCGTTACGCTGCGCCTCCACCTGCTTCACGCGCTCCTCTATCATGGCATCAACGTCACCAAAGTTCTCCTTCAAGGCTTCATTTACAGGCTTGGTGTACTTAAGAAGTTCCTTTAAAGAGGAAATCTTATCTTCATTTGCCTGCAACAGATGGCGTTTGATATTGGCTCTGGCACGTGCAGCCTCAGCAGTAGAACCCTTCTTAATAGCATTGGCATACATCGCCACATCAGCCTCATCAACCCCAAACTGCTGAGATACAGCCTTTATTTTATCCTCCACAGATAAATTTCCACCATTTCCCTTGGCAGTTTCGATATTATTTCTTATCTTTGCATCGCTATGAGGATTCAGGACGCTATCCTTTCCGCTTGGGTTATTTGCGGATGGAGTTAATGCCGAACCTTGATTCTCGCCCAAGGAATTAGAATCGCCTCTGAAACGATTCCATAGCACTTTTGATTCCGTCAATTCTTTCACAACTTTCGAAGGATCTATTTGATGTGCGCTAATCGCCACTTCCTCTTCACCCTGCTTTACTGTTATGGATTCATAGTTCAGAATCTTGTTTCCATCAGCCTTTTTAAAGGATTTGATGAACAGATATTTAGTCTGTCGTTCCGCACCTTCTTTTGGTGCAGACTTCTCCAAGATAACGTCAGGACGCTCCAAGGTAGGCTTCAACAGACCAAATCTTTTGATTCGGTCGTTTCTTCCTGCCTTCTTATATTGGTTTTCACCAAGTTTGATACTTCCAATAGGAGTAGTAACACGGCTATTCTTGCCAAATTCTTTCAGCCAGTTCTCTTCCGTATGCTCTAGAATCCGTTCTTGCTCAGCATTATCTGCCATCTGTTTACGCAAGGAAACGGCTTCATCCTTAGTCATACGAGATTTCACGTTACGTGGATCCACCCCATTCGCCAAGTCTCTCAACACAAGATTGCGAATATCCTCCAAGGTCATTTTCTTAATGTCCTCAGGCTTCCACTTCGTAAATGTATCAAGAGTCCAGTACCAGAACTTCTTCAACCAATTCTTCAATCGGTTGATGATAGTAAGCTCTTTAGCAGTGTCTAAAGGATTTTCCTTAATGGCATCCTTCGCCATCTGCTCCAAGATGGCAGCACCGTCCTCACCAGTCAGACGAGCAAAAGCCTCATCGCAAATCTCATCATCGCTCAGATGCTTATAGTTAGGGTCCTCCTTCAAGTCGGCAAACAGCTGGGTCTGCATGATGAGTTTATCACCATGCTCAATAAGCTCCGGATTCATGTTCTTGGCAGCAGTGCGCCAAAGATGCTGATACTCATGGATAGGAGTATTAGGATTCAGATGCTCCTGGTTCAGCACTATCTCCTTGCCATCAGTGTAGCCATAAACCACACCCTTGCCCTTCAAATACTGCACTCCCGGCTCAGCAATAGCCTTCAACTGTCTATCCAAATCCTTATATTTAGCAAACAAGGAATCAAGTTTATCTTGATATTTTTCAAAGGATTTATTCCTACAATCATTCCAAACATCATCAGGAATATCGTTTTCAGAATCCAGTCCATGCTCATCCATGTACTCCTTCATCAACTGAATTTGATAATTATTACGTTCCTGCCCAGTTGAGTTATAAGCATCCTCAGTCTCCTTAATCTGCTTTTTCAACTCATTCTTCTTACGAGTCTGTTCATCTATCTTATATGGATCAAACTCCGAAGGGAATGAGCCAGTAAGCCCAGCCACATTGTCCTCAAAACTCTTATCAAGATTGAAAACCTTGTAGTTACCCCACATAAGTTTATTATAGTAAGAACGCTCCTTTCTAGCCAGTTCCTGCTTCTCAAAGTATTCCGGCATCTTGGTAGGATTGCTCATATCCACCACGGCATACTGCTTCCACTTATCCGGGCGCAACTCCTTGGCAAAGTTATAAGCATTCTCGGCAGCCTTCTTCTCCTCTGGAGTCTTAATCTTAAATCTCATTTCAGGCTGATTCAGCAGCATGGCAAGATTCAGATTATCCTGCGCCTCAGCCACCTTCTCCATATCCTCATTGCTAACCACCTTCACCGGAATGCCAGCCTTCTTAAGCATAGTAGATACGGCATCATAAGCCACCTTCTGTGCCTCCGTCATTTCCGAAGGCTTCACCTCCTTCACATCGCGATCAAATTTCATTAAAGGAACTATCTTATGAACACCAACAGCAGAAAGATAACCACGCTTATTAAATCTAGGATTGACTTCATAAGCACAGCTATTCTGCTTATCTACCCAAGATACGCCTTTACGGTATTTTTCAGAGCCAAACCATTTCTTTTCATTAGGATATAGCTTATCACCTTGAATATTAGAAGATAAGATAGTATAGCCCGAATCTATTTTGTCTTCCTTATCGGAATGAAAATTAAGCAAACGTTCAACAAACTTTTGCATCTTAGGCTTATCCTCCTCAGATGGGTGAATATCATTTTCATAATCATATTCCATCTGGGCAATGAAATCACTATTAGTTTTCGCCTGTTCCTTCTGCACCATAGCATAGTCTGCAAAAGGCTTAGTCTTGCGGTCAGAAGACTCCAGCCACTTGTCAAAAGTAGCCTTAGGCACAGAAGTAACATTACCAAGTCCCTTCCAGCCCTTGGAGTAGTTGGCAAGATAAGCCTCTGTAGCAGCCTCCTCAGAAGGATAGCCATACATCACCTTATGCTCGTCGAACTCACCAGTCTCTGGGTTCACCTGGTCAACAACATAAACGTTACCATCAAAAGTATCAAGGTCTGCAGCGTCATTGATGAACATATCAATATGGTCACCATCAACGCCAATTTTACCAAGAATATAGCCGTAAGTATCGTGCATGGTCACGCTCCAAGGCTTGCCCTGCTCGTCCTTACCGCTGCGAGTCACGCCCTTTGGTGTTTCTACGGTATAATCGTAGCCACCAAAGGACAAATGACCCTTTTTGTAATTGCCAGCCTTCTTCTGAGCCTCAGTAGGTTCGGTCTCAGTTTCGGCAATGGCACTCTTTAAACGTTCTCCGAAGGATGCTTCTTGCGGTAGATGTGAGCCTCGAACAGCTGAGCCTTCGCCAGGTTCCATGCTGCCAGTCTCTTGTCGTCCTTTGCGTCCGCTATCAGAGCCTTCTCCAATCTCGGACTCAGAAGATGCTTCTCCGTTACCAACTTCTTCGCCTTGGCTATTTCCTTCATCAACTCCTCTCCGTGAAGAGTCGCTACCCAGGCTACTGCCTCCTCCATATCCTTCTTCATTGCTTCTGTCATCATAATCAGCTAATTCTGGTAAAATTGATTTGACATATTGTTTGTACTCTCGTTCACGATCCTCAATCTCCATCATACGGTCAAATTCAAGTCCATTGATGTGATCAAGTTCGCTTTCAGATGGCAAAGATAACTCTTTTTCGTGAATATACGATTTATATTTCTCAATTTCTGCCTGTCTTTCGATAATTTCACGCTCTTTCTGTGCCTCATAATACTCTTCCTCGCTTGCAAGTTCATCTTCTGCAGCTGCTATGCGGTTCATCAGAGCCACATTTTTCATTTCCTTCACGCTGTCATAAGACTTGAACATATCAAGAAGGGTATTACGAACATCCTGGTCGGTATATCCCATATCCTGCAAGTTTACAGGAAGGTCATTATATACCTTCACAGCAAATTCGTTAACCGACATACCAGTTCCTTTCTTGGCAATAAGATAATTGAACTTATTAGAATCATACCCCTTGCCAATACCAAACTTAAAATTACTCTTGCCCAACTCATATTGAAGAGATTCCGGATTCAAGCTATGAGGACTCAAAGATTCTGATACAGCCTCTTCAAGAGTCTGAGGAGTCAAGTCCGTAACATCAACAGAGGCATCCTTGTATATCTCTATTATTGCTCCAAGGTCATTCTTCTTGATGGCATCAGACACAAGAACCTTACGATGCTCAGAAGGGGTCATCATACCCAGTTCTTCCATTTCCTGCTGGCTAACTTCTGTTTTATAAAGTTTGCTGAGTTTATTAGCTTGTGCCTTCAAACCCTTTGCTGCAACAGATAAATTAGTCTGCAGAGCCTCCAGCTGAGCCTTTGTAGTATTCAATTCCATAAGTTGGTTAGGCTCCAGCTCTGTTTCGCCATTGATATACTGATCCAGCATATCATTCACACCATTTATCTTGCGTTCCACATCCTCCTGGGTATGATAGATGTCCTTGCGCTGAGAGGTAATATAGTCGGTAGCCTTATCCATAGTTGGATATTGCTTCTTCAATTCCTTATCATCAAGTACGAGCACATGGAAATCACCTGATGGCACGATGGCAGTTTCATCAACACCAGCCTTCTCTACCTCAGCCTTGCGCTCCTCCGTCATTGCTTTCACCTCATCAGGAGTCATCACGCTGTTGCGGATAGTATTCCAGTTCTTGAAACGAGCATCAAGATCAGCAATCTGCTCATTAGCCAGACTCAACTCATCCTCCACCTTCTTAGCCTTTTCCGGGTCAAGATCGGCATTTGTATCAAGCCAGTTCTGATATTCAGCAGCAGCCTTCTTCTTGTTGTCAAGTTGCGTTTTGATGTCGTCACGGCTACCATTAACCAGATTCAAAAGTTTGCCATGGTCTTCCCCATACTGCTCCTGCAAATAATCAGCAGCCACCTTTGTATCTGTATCTTTTGAAGAATAATCGGGATGTCCCTCACTCAGCCCCACGATGCCATTGACATAACGCTGTTTCTTATCAGCCTCAGCCTTGGCTGCATCATCATTGGCACGCTGTGCGTCCTCAGCATCCAACTCAGCACCAATAGAGACATTGAGGGCATTCTGTCGCCAAGCATTGAACTTTTCCTTGGTAACAAACTCCAACTTTTTGGGGTCTATTTGTGCATTAACATCTATATCCGTATCTGTCAATATAACATGACCATCGTCAGTATACCCCACAATTTTAACATCAGAAGGCTCATCACCCTCTTCCATAGAAACTGATACAATATCCCCACGTTTAAGCCCGCTGCCATCAAACTGGCTGATAAACTGCTTATTTCTTGCATCCTTCTGCTGAGCCACTGCTTTTTCGATGTATTGATCAAGAGGAACAGGAGTGCCCTTCTCTATAATACTTGCTTTAGGTACTTGCTTAATCGTAGGTAGTCCCTGCTCATCAGGCACAACAACAAAGGCTCCACCATATTCGTTGTCTTTTTTCAGGAACACCTGTTTTCCGCTATCCAGAGTAGCTGGCACGATGTTTCCGTCTTCCGTCTGGTATGGCCAGAGCTGTTCCTTCAAAGCCTCACCATAGCCATCATCGGCATGCTGCAGAGCATCAATAGCGCCCTTCTTGGCATCCATTGCCTCTACATACTTACTGATAGCCTCTTTTTGTGCTGGAGTCAAACTACTTGCACGCTGAGCCACAAACTGCTCCATATCTCGACCTTCATTATAGGCATTGGCTACAATATCAGGCATCTTCTCATTGTCAGCAAAAGCACGCTTCAAACGTCCTGTAGCTAAATCACTATTATAATCGATAGCCTGCAAAGCCTCAGAATCCCCATTCTTATAGGCATTCTGTCCCATAACAAAAGCATCAGAGCCTGCAACCTTTGTCTCAGGACTTGCACCCTCAGCAGAAGAGTTTGAAACGTTTGCAGGGTTTGCAGCAACTTCTGCATCACTCGGAGTTGGTACGGATTTGGTACGGTCTTGGTACGAAGCAGGTCCCTCTGAAACTGGAGGCTCCTGGCCACCAGCAGAACCCTCAACAGGAGATACCGGGTTTTCGCCTTCAATCCTCTTCTGCTCATTACCATGTGAAGTATTATAGAGATCATCCATCGTCTGCTTCATTTCACGTTTCAGTTCGATGGAGTTGTAAAGCTCCTTAAGATAAGATTCCACCAAAGGTGCATATTTCTTATCTTTCGACTCCAAAGCCTTACGAAGTGTACCGCGCGCCACGCCATTGGAATCCTCAAACGTGTTGACAAACTCCCTCATCACAGAACTGTTCTCCAAAGCACTGTCATAATAATGACGATAGGCATTAATCTGCTTCTGCTCCTCATCAGTAAGGATAATACCCTTCTGCTGCTTATCCATGATTTCCTTGATGGCACCAGCATTCTGATGAAGATAAACCGCTGCCTTATCCTCATCTGTCAATTTCTCACCCATATTATATTTCTGGGCTGCCTTGTTGTATAAGCCTTCAAGATGCTCCTGCGTAAACTCATTGTGGAACTCACCTTCCAGCACAGAAGCCAAACCAAGAGTCTTCTCATACTCCAGTTTCTTATCTGCCTTCTGAGCCTCATCAAGAGAAGAAAACTCCTTTCTGTCAATGATACCGCCATCCTTATTCAATGTTTCGAGATAAACCTTGCCGCCATTATCCATAGGCTGTACGATGACGGAATCTACTACAGGAGAGAAAGAAGAAGGGCGCTTGCCTTCCACCACTGCCATCATCTTAGCCTTCAACACCTCCGGCACGCTCTTGTCGTTCATAAGGTCCATATACTTCTGGGTTAACTGCCCATCAAGTCGCTGAGCATTCTCACCCTCCACGGCATACTCCCCGATGCCCACCTTCTCAAAAGCATCACGAAGACCATCATAGCCGAATCGTTTCAACTCGGCAATATCCTGATCAGTGAAATCAAACTTCTTGTTAAACTCCTTCGCATCCTTGAATCGGGCATACTTGCCCACAAAACCAGGGAAACCAATAGACAAAAGATTAGCACCACTCTCCAAGAAAGTTTCAACAGCCTCCTTGCCAGTAGGCTTGAAATTCGGGTCGTGCGCCATACGCTCCAACAACTGCTGCCCGGTCATGATACCGGAATCCACTACCTTTCCACCAACATCAGCCAGAATATTGGTAGCTAAGCCTCTGCCCTTGCCTATCATATTGGCAATAGTATTACCCTGCATAAAGACACCTAAGGCACTCTGTTTACCTCCCTCTAATAAAGTATCAAGTGCTATTTTCCACCCAGAAGGATTGTAAATCTTGCCATTCTCATCAAACTGACCAGTGCGGTATTTTTCATCAATAGGCTTTGAAATAGCCGACTGACCACCAAAGGTAACAGCACCATGCACGGCTCCACTCTTCAAAGTCTCGGCCTTACTCTTACCGATAAGCACCTTGGCAGCTCGCTCAGCCACCCTGCGCTCCATGCCCTTAGCCATGAGGTCACCAGCCAGTCTGCCCTCAGCCTTGGCAATCATGCTCTTGGTCAACTTGCCACCTGCTGCTCCCGGCAACCAATAACTCCAGGCATCACCTGCAAAGGTCAGAGCACCACTAGCCACGTTCTCCCAAAAGCCAGGTTGATACTGCTGATTGGCAATATCCTCCAGCCAGTTCTGATAGTCCGTCTGAACAGCCTTACGAGTAATCTTACCCACAATAGTGTTACCCAAACCAGTCTTCATGATGTACTCAGCACTACCCTTAGGCATCATACCCTTAATCTCCAACTGATCGAGTTCATTTTTAAGAACAGAATTGATCATCGGCTTGAACTGCTTAGGATCACCATTCAGAGTGCCATTCAATCCATATCGCTGCATCACCTTAAATGCGGCATTGCTCATATCATTCAGGAACTTCGGATTCCGGTAGAGTTTGCCAAACTTCTGCTGCAAACCAGAAAGCACCTTTGCAGGATCCTTGGCCTCGTTTGCCTCATACTGAGCACCAAGTGCTGTACCCAGACGAAGATTAGCCGGAATAAACTGGCTTCCTTCCATTCCCTCCGAAAAGGCCTTGCTGCCTGCCTCCTGAGCCTTGTTGTACTCATCCACTACAGATGGATTCACATACTTATTAATAACGTTAGAAAGCGCATCATTGATGTCCTGGTTCATCAGTCTGTCCTGTACATTCTCATCGTGAGCATAGAGACGAGTAGCGATACCCTCGGCTATATTGCGATAGTTCGGACCATATTTGTTCACCAGACTCTGCACCATAGCTGGCTTCAGGAAATGAGCCACATAGTCATCATAACTGATACCCATGCTGTCTGCCTCCTGCTTCAACTTATCCTGCACACCATGGCTATACCATTGCGCATCGATACTCTGCTCAGCATCCTGCACCGTATCATCAGGCAAAGAAGATACTACCTGGTTGGTAACGTCCATGGCAGAACGGTTGGCATATCTGTACAAAGCAGGCATCACCATATTCACTGCCTCCTCATTGCTATTGGCAGTACCATCAGCCAACAAGTCGGCAACCATATTCGCAAAGTAATCGCCCTCCTTATCCGGTCTCTGCTTCCAGTTCTCAATATAGTTGGCAAGTTTGGCATCCATCAACCCCTCATTATTCACCACACCAGTTGGTGTTGTAACAGGAGCCGTATTAGCTGATGATGAAGAAGAAGCTTCTTCCTTCACAGGCATTTCCTCACCTTTTACAACAGGCTGAGGAATCTCTGGTGATGGCTGATATGTTCCGTTGCTCGTCTGAACACCAGTAGGAATCATATCCAAAACTTTTGCTATAAGCCCAGGCTCTTTGTCTATTGTTTCCTGCTTCTTTGCTGGTTGAGCCACCTGCGGCTTAGTCTCAGTAGAAGCCTTCTGCTCTACACTCTGAGTCGTAGCAGAAGCATCTACCTGCTTACCACCACCAGAAGTAGATGGAGCTGGCTCCAGCACCATCTTGTCAAAGTCTGCCTGTGTTCCCACATCATAGCCCATGTTCTTTGCCTCATTGTAGTACCAGTCACGATCTTCCTTGTTGTTCAAGTCCTTTTTAAAGTCATCATAGCTACCTACCTCATAGCCATTGTTCTTGAACTCATCATAGAAATACTTTCTGTCTCGTTCGTCAAACATATCTTGATTATTTAATGATTATTACTTTCTTCTCGATGGTGGAACCTTACTTCCGCCTCTACGTGAAGGAGGTACTTTACTGCCACCTCTACGTGAAGGAGGAGTCCGGTCATGCTTCATCTTTGCCCTAGCGTAAGCAGATGCCTGCTGTCTGTTCTTCTCGTTAGCCCAAGTTCCACCTCTGCCATCATTACCACCGATAGACATACCATTGTGTGTAGCCCATTCATTCACATGCTTTTTGAAAACAGGGTCATTCACATACCTGGTGTTGAAATCATCCGCCTCCTTCTGGTTGGCATTTTTCTGATTCTGTCCTTCTGTTTGCGAATTGATATGTCTAACTTGCGCTCCCTTAACTTTAACGCTAGCTTTATGATCAGCAGCTCCGGCATTGGCATTATTAGTTTTAGCATCAAGTAATTTTCCCTTCTTGCCTCTCAAAGCATCCTCTGTCTCCTTCTTTGAAACATTCAAGTCTGCAGCTGTAGAATGTTGTCTTGCAGATTGAGTCACTTCATCGACCTTTACAGGAGTGAGAGCATCCGTTTGGTTCTTCTGTGATGCACGATATTCAGCTAGTTTCTCATTTGCCTTTGCAGCAGCCTCTGCCTGCATCTGTGCCTGCTTGTCTTGACGGTCCTTCCAGATATTCACCATCATCTGGTTATATCCCTTGGCACGAAGAGCCTCAGTAGCCTCTCTTATCTTGCGTTGGCGGTCGGTAAGCTCTTGTGCAGATTCTATTTTTTGCGATGGAGCACCTTGAACTGTACCAAAAAAGTTACCCAAGTGCATAAAAAGATTTCCCCATTGCTCCATCTTGGCCTGCCTCTCCGCTTTCTTCTTCAAGGCTTCATTGGCAGCTACGGTTTTATCTCCATCACCAAGTGAAGAAAGCCAAGGCATGAAGGCAGACCAGTTTCCATCACCATTCTTCTGGTAATCCCTCATAATGTCATAAGGATTCATCTGCTGCAAGATAGGATTCTGTTCTATCTCGCTATAAGGTCTACTCCAGTCTATCTTGATACCTTGGTTAGGCTCCACCTTGGTAACTTCCTCGGTTGGCTTCTGGGCAAAAGATTCCTTGCCACCATTCCCAGTAATACCGGTCGTATCTATGGCTGTACCCTTTCCCAATTCTGTATCAGTTGTCTGAACTGGTACTGCAACCTCCGGCTTCACCGCATTATCATCAGGGAAATCTGTAATAGGAGTTGCTGCTGTTGCCGGACGTTTAGGAGTTAAATCATCCAATATAAATCCCATAATTACCTCCTTCCTTAAATTGGCAATGCACTTGCAGCTCCAGCCAAGCCACCAACTGCATCCGCGATACCATTAGCAGTACTAAGAGCCTTCTCCTTCTTGGCAGTGGCGATGTAGTTAGTCATCTGGTCTATCTGCGAATCAGCAGTATTCCACACATTTTCTTTGGTCTGAGCACCTTGCACGGCCGCCTGCTGCATGATATTACCCACCTGCTCCTGGGCAGCCTGCTTACTCAGCGCAACCGCTTCATCAGATCCACCACTAACAATATTGGTGTTCTTTGCGGTTGCTGTAGCATTATCCAATACCTTCTGGGCATTGGTTACGGCTACCTGATTCTCCGCTGACTGAGTAGGATCCTGATAATACAAGTTGTCACGATGATCCTTCACCTGTTGCATACGGTCTTGAAACATGTTGATATAATCATTATATCCCTTGTTTCTTGCTTTAGCTGCTAGAGCACCACCTACAGCAGAGGTCAGTCCACCAGCAATACTTCCAATTAATCCCATAAAATTCGAATTTTAATGTTTAAACTGGTCAAAAGTAATGCGTTTTTCTTACCTATCTGTGATAAGTTCCGCAACTTGAACACCAAGTTTCGTAATTTCTTCCTATATTTGCACCCGAAAACTATCAGTAAACATTAAAAATCAATAGAATATGGCAGTAAAACAAGACAATAATAATGAGCCGAAGCCAAAGAGAAAGAAGACTGGCGGACGTAAGGCTGGCACACCTAATAAGGTTACCAAAAGTGTGCGTGAAAGCCTACGTGATGCCCTTACTGGCTACATCAATGGTATCAATGAGAAGAACTATTCACTTTTCACGGATCTCATGCAGATTGACGAGCCTGCCGGACGTCTGGCGATGGTGGCAAAGTTCCTTCCATACGTGGCTCCAAAACTCCAGTCTGTATCGTTCAATAATGATGAATCCAGAAACTTATCTGTAGAGGAATCTTTCATGCAGTTGGAAGAGAAATTTGAGAAACAAGAAACCACTATCAACATCAAAAATCTCAAAATTGTTAATAATGGCTAATTATAAAAAATGGGTAGCCCTCTCTAAATTTTCTTCAACTTTAGAGAAGACTACCCTTGACTTGGTTATCGAGCAAAAACACTCTGTTTTAACTTATATTGGGTCAATTTTAATCTGTATTAACACAAAATAGCTATTTTATGTCCCTGACTCGTTCAAAGTACTTCGTCTGGTTCTTGGTGATATTCTTCACCTTAATCTGTATCGTGCAGTTCTTAGGAACAGTATCATTTATGCTGGCCATGAGCTGCTCTATTATCTCATCTGTGTTCTTGTAGCCCTTGCCATCCACATGAGCCACAACCTCGCCCATGAAGTATGCATCAGCACAGAGTTCAAAAATTTCCTCTACGTTTTCAAATTCAGGCACATGATACTCCTGCATTCGCCTGCTTGGATCATTGGTAAAGAAGACCTTCTCCACCACCTTCTCATTCAGTTCCCAAGCCCTAGAGAAATCTGGCTTCACATATCCGCTTGTTATCCTATGAGCTGTTGCATGATTCAGAGCAAAGCCAATCTCTGCATAGTTGGCACCAATATCATTCTGGGCTACTGTGGCCCAAGTGTGCCGGAATGTATAAGGAGTATAAAAATTATCATCAGGCATACCCAAATAGTTCTTACAGATAGCTTTAATAAAATGTATCAAATTCGTATCCATAGAACGATTAGTGGAATACATTTTATGAAAAATAAATAGATAAGGGTCACTTTCCTCAGAAAAATATTTCTCCAAGGTTGGTAAAAGCATATCCGGCACTCTCATTTCTATATACGCTTTATCATAACGACGCGTACTTGTTTTCTTTCTCTCATAGTGGAAGATTCCATCATAATAGTCCACCTTTTTCATTTTCATAAGGTCAGCTACATTGATGCCAGCCAAGCACAATATCATCTTGCAAACATCAAGAGCCAACTGCTGCCGTGGATATTCAGGAGTAACGGCAAAAAACTTTCTACACTCCTCCAGTGTGATAGCACGCTTGTGTGGACCTGCTTTTTTCTCTATCTTTATCTTATTCCAAGGATTGAATTTTATTGGCATAAGACCTGCCTCCTCATCATTAAATTTCTTGATACCTTCCAAATAAATACGCTTAACCAAAGAAGGATAATAATTTCTGCTACTAGGCTTATTCTCCATGGTTTTCATCCATGCTGTCAGAAAACGTACAGTTAAGTGCGAAAACATTACCTTATCAGTACCAGCAAAGTTTTCCAAATGTTTCAAAGCACTTTCATAAATTTGGCGTGATGAAGGCTGCAAAGAAAGTGATTGAAGATAAGAACGAGCAAATTCAGAAAAACAAATATCCTGTGCAGAAGTCAAAAGGTAATCTCTAACCTTATAAACAGACCAGTCAGTTATATCAAGTCTGTTCAATTTGTCAACCCAGCCATTTATTTGGCTCATACAGGCTGCGAGCACGAATGAGTCCTTCACCTCTTTCGTACCCTTAACCAATCCTTTGTCTGTTACAAACTTATCGGTCTTAACTACCAACTTTTGACGGTTATGCAGTATTCTAATGTAAACTGGATAATAACCATCAGAACGTTTCTTTGAAACTACCACTTTAAATGTTGCCAT